AGATTTAGCAGGTGCTGAGACAGGTTTTGAATCCTTTGTAGCAGGTATAGGTAATTCCAATACTTGTTATTATGCTATTGTTCATCAAACTGCAGATGAGTTTGAAGTTGGTTTAGGCACAGTCACTGACGCTTCTCCAGACACATTATCAAGAACTACAATAATAAGTAGTTCTAACTCTGACTCCGCAGTAAATTTCTCTGCAGGAACTAAAGATGTATTTTGTACATTACCTGCAAGTAAAGCTGTAGTAGAAGATGGCTCTGACAATATAGCACTAGGTGCTGCACCAACTGTTAGCAATGCTTCTGGAGATTTAAATTTAGATGTTGTAGGAGATATTATTTTAGATGCTGGTGGAGAACATATAAGATTTAAAGATGATGGAACTGAATGGGGAAACATTGAAAGTGGCTCTTCAAATTTTAATTTAACTGCTTCAATTCAAGATAAAGATTTTGTATTTTTAGGAAATGATGGTGGCTCAGGTATTGTTGCTGCAAGAATAGATATGTCTGATGCAGGAAGAATTCTTGCTTATGGTGGTATGAATGTAGAGGCTAACACCGATATTACTTTTACTACTGGAAATTGGACAGGAGAAAAAGCACATAAAATTCAAGCTCATGGAAACCATAACTATTATCAGACAACTAATAGCCATTATTTTAGAACTTATAATTCAGGAAGTGGAGACGATAAAGCCGTAATAGATTCTAGTGGTAATTTTACAACAGAAGGAAATGTAACAGCGTATGGAAGTGTTTCAGATATTAGACTAAAAGAAAACATAGAAGTTATAAAAAATCCTATTGAAAAAATAAAAGACTTAAAAGGTGTTACCTTTACCTACAAAAAAGATGGAGAAAAGAGTACAGGACTGATAGCACAAGATTTAGAAAAAGTATTACCAGAAGCGGTTTATACCGCTGAAACTATAGTAGATGAAACAAAAGGAGAAAAACCAGAAGAACATTTAGCTATTCGTTATGGCAACACAGTAGGGTTATTAGTAGAAGCAATTAAAGAACAACAAGAACAAATAGAAACTCTTACAGCTAAAGTAAAAGAACTAGAGGTTAAGGGATGACGATACCTGCATCAGGTTCTGTTTCAATGACTAACATCCGAACAGAATGGAGTTATGGTGGAACAAGTGGTCAGCCTCCTGACAGTATGAGTGAATACTATGCAGGAAATTTGAATAGTAATAATAATCCTGTTACTGTTGCTAATGCAGTAGCTTATTCAAGCACAAATATATATTTTCCAGCAGTACCTGGAAGTAAAGGTGTTCCAGGGACTCCAGCATATAATGGTTATTATCGTCAGTTTGGGCGAAAAATGTCACAGTTAGGAAGTAGCACTGCTTATCCTTATATTGGAGGACAGTCAACCCTTACTTACGCATTTAAAGAAGGTATAGACCAAGTAGGAAATGCAGGACAAATACCTTCTTCTGGTGCAATATCTTTTAATCACTTTAGAGGAACTGATAATAATCCTACAACTACAAATCGTTATACTGCTGGTTTTTGGGCTTCGCAATCCAAAACAAACAATGGAGCTTGGGGTAATCTTAACTTTGCATTAGCTATAGGTGGAACATGGGGAACTAATTACAATGCAGGAGCTAATTGGAATACTTCAACTTGTCCTTTTCGTTATATTGATGTTCCTGCTAAAGATGGAGTTCCTACAACTAGACTTTATGGAAGTGATACTCATCAAAACAGTGGATGGATAACTGGCAAACAATGGTCTATTCAAGGTACTTATCCTGGAATCGGAGCATATACAACTTTTAGTTGGACCACTGCTACTAATACGAATGTTAATATGTCAGGTACTTGGAATATAAGTATTACAAAATAATGGTTGAAAAAGCAGAAGATATTATTTATTACGAAGAAACTGCTGATAATGGAACAATAGTATATCGTTGTGATTATAGAGGAATTGCTATTCGTAAACCTAAATCTATGTTTGAAGGTTATGAAGAAGTACACATTAAACAAGAATTTTTCAGACACATTACACAAGAAAATATATACGACATATTTAATGTAGATGCTAATGCAAAAAAAATTGTATCGGAGGAAATATAATGACAGTAAGATTTGATTTTAATTGGATTCCAGAAACTCATAAAGTTATAGATGATGAATTTCAAGTAACAGTAACTACAGGAAATAAAGGAGATATACAAAGTCGAGATACTTTTGAAGAAGGTTTGCTTTATTTTAGTGAAACTACTGCTGAACTAGATGAACATATTGTTGATGAAGTTAGTCCTCATGTTGTATATCGACCTAATCATTTTGTTTTGATACAAGGTAAAATTCAATCTTGTCAAAGATGGAAAGAAGAAGATGGAATACAAGCTAGTGATATCCAAAGATGGAAAGATATTACTGCAGACGACAAAATTAAAAATGGAGAATATACAGAAAGCACAGTAGAAGAAGCAGTTGCAAATAAAGAACTTTTAACTTCTTACAAATTTGGTGCGGATTTTGATGTTATATATCCTCGTTCTGCTAAATGGCATATTAATGGTAGATACGCTGCTCAAACGGCACTAGAAGATGATACAAGGTTTCTTTGTTTTATGACTGAAAAAGAAGGTTACAATTTAAAATTATTAGATATTGATGCAGGACAAATTAAAACAGTAAAACGAGAAAATGTTAATTTGTTTTATATCTTCTTTTCGCAAAACTGTTCTATAGGCGAAACACAAATAGAACAATATGATGTAAAAAGAATTTCAAGTTCAGAAATTGCTATTAAAAATGAATCATCAAAAGTAGCTAGGATTGTAACTATAGCTAAATAAGATGTTCAATTTATTTACATTCATTAAATTATCAATATCAATTTTATTAAGAGATGCTTCTGAACAAAGAGAATCTCAACCAGAATCCAAAGCAAGACTTGCAGAATTACAATCTTTGTACACACAGTTAATGTTTTTAACAAGAAAAAAAATGCGTAAAAATTTTACAAGTTCTCCAACTAGAATAAATATTGCATTAGGTTTAGATTGGAATGATGTTAATTATTGTAAAGAAAAAATACTGCCAAAAATTTCTAATATGAAATATTTAAAAAGTTTGCCAAAAAATACTGCAGGCAAACAATTACATAAATTTTACAAAGATTGGACATTTGATGAGCTTTATAATGAAAGATACAAAGAAGATATATTAGATGTAGATATGATTTCTGATGAAAGAATTCACAAACTTAGAATGAATGTTGGCAGACATATATTTTTTACACATGATTTGTATCATGTTTTGTTTCAATATGACACTTCACCTTTTGGAGAAGCTTTAATACAAGCAGTAACTTGGAAACAAGTAAAGAACATTGGATTGTTATATGTAAGTTTTTTGGTTACTTGTAGAGTAGCTTGGAAAGCAAAATCATTAAAACCTTTTTTTATATTAAAAGAGGCATTAAAAATTGGAGAAAAAGTAAATAAAAATAATTTAATTGAACACTCTTTATTATATTTTTTAAAAAAAGATGTAGATGATTTGAGGAAAGAATTTGGTTTTGAACAACCTATACAGTATTTAGAATGGAATAAAAGGAGGAACTATGGCATCTAAATTATTAACACTTTTAGGCGGATTCTTATCAGGAGTCATTATTACAGCAACTGTTGCACTTGTTTATTATGAATTAATTCCTTTTGCAATGATGCTAGGAGCTTATTAAGTTGAATATAAAAAATAAATTATTTTATTTAATGCCTGTATTGAATACAGCTTTTACAGAAGGTCGATGGAACTTTCCAATAATTAGGAAAGTAAAAGAGTTTTATCAAAAACATGGTCTGTTATTAACAATCGGTTGGATAGTTTTTATTGTAGTTGGAACAAAGATTGTATTTATAAATGGAGCAATATTTTTATTAAATACTTTTTTTGGAACAGATATTGCATATGGACCTGTATATCAATTCTTATCAGGTAATTAAATGTTTGGATTAAGTGCATTTGCACAAGCACCTTTTGCATCTTTAGGAACAGCAACAGGTCCTAATATAATAGTAACTGTTGCAACAAATGTAGGAGTAATGTCTGTGGGCACAGTTGTAGCAAGTGCAGGTGCAAGAATACATGAAGATATTTCTGGATTACAAGCAACAACTTCAGTAGGAACTACTACATTTACAGCTACTACGACACCGCCTATAACAGGAGTATCAGCAACAAGTTCTGTTGGTAATTTACAAAATACTGCAGGTGCAGTTGTAAGCGTAGCAAATACATTTGATACCGATACTATTACAGGAACAACAGCAGTAGGAAACGCAGTTGTATTTGGTGGTGCAGTTCAAGGAGTTTCTTCTGATGCTAAAGTATCTGCACTTGGAAATGAAACAATAACTGCAGATTGTAATGTGACTGCAGCACAAATAGGAAGTGTATCTGCTACTACAGCTTTAGGTAATGAATCTTTAATTACAGAAAACAATATAGTGCCTACAGGTGTATCAGCAACATCTGCTATAGGTAATGAAACAGTAATTGCAAAAGCAGTTGTAGGAGTTAGCGGTGTTGCAGTTTCGGGTGCAATAGGTAATGTAAGAATTTGGAGTAAAGTTGATGATGACCAAAGTTCAAACTTTACACCAGTTAGTGATTCACAAACTCCTTCTTGGAGTACAGTAAATGATTCTCAAAGTCCAGATTGGAATGAGGTCGCATAATCAAAGAGGTAAATTATGCCAAGTTATGATAACGATTTAGTATTAACCGAACTAGCTACTGGTGAAGGTAGTGGTACATGGGGTGATACTACTAATGTAAATTTAGAGCTAATAGGAGAAGCTTTCTCTTATGGCACAGGTGCAACTTTTGGAAGTGATGCTGACCAAACTGTCACAGTAAATCAAGCTTCGCACTTATATAGAAAAATGTTTATCTTAGTCACTTCTACTCCTTCATTAAGTGCAACAAGAACCTTAACTATAAATCCAACCACGATTTCTAAAATGATGTTGATAAGAAATGGAACATCAGGAAATCAATCAATAATAATTAAACAAGGCTCAGGTGCAACAGTCACTATTCCAAATGGTATGACAAAAATGGTTATACTTGATGGAGCAGGTTCTAGTGCTGCAGTTATAGATTGTTTAGATTATGTAAGTTTATCTTCTAATGCAACTATAGGCGGAGTTACTCCTATAAGTGCGGATAGTACCACAACATTTCTTAATAAAACTTTTGATGCAGATGGAACAGGTAATAGCTTAACTAATATAGATGATTCTAATATAAAGTCTGGAGCAGATATAGATGCTGCAAAAATTGCAGATGGAACTATTAGTAATGCTGAGTTTTTACATTTGAATGGAGTTTCTTCTAATATTCAATCTCAACTAGACTCAAAGGGAGATATTACAGGAGTAACTGCAGGTAGTAATTTAACAGGAGGTGGCACTTCTGGTACTCCAACTTTGGCTCTTTCATCAACTCCAAGTGTCACTACAGTTACTGCATCAAGCACAATTACAGGAGATTTAAGACATAACAGTTCATCAGGCTTTTTATCTTCAAGCTCAAGTGCTGTAAACAGAGCTCCTGATGTTTTAAAACGAGATTACTCAACTCCGCCATCAGGATTAGGCACAGCAGCTTCGGGATATTTTTGGCATCCATTAGGAACAACAGTAAGGTATGGTTATAACGGAACAAGTGTCACAGGAAACTATATAACATTAGGCACAGGTACATGGTATATAAGAGGCTCTGCTTCTTTAGGCAGGTATGCAAGTGATACTGCAGATACAACTTATATGTTTTTAGCTCATTCAGGAAATGCTAACAGTCATTTAGTAGATGGTATGGGTAGTGCTATTGGAGATTGGAGTACAACTACATTTATAGCAGAAGGGCAAATTACTTTAAGTGGTACTTATTATATTGGAATTAGATTTTATGCAGGAGAAGAAGTTAGATATAGATATGTAAGTAGTCAAAATTCTACTCAATATTTTTCTAATGCTTACTTATCAGCTTGGAGAATGTACTAATGATAGATAAAACAGGTTTAACAGAACAAGAAATAAATTTAATTGAACATTGTGTTGCACTTGAAGAACAAGAAATAATTGATTCTGATGGTGTTGTAATCTCAGGTAAAGAAACTGAGTTTGGTTTTGCTAACTTAGGTGAATGTTTGCAAACAGTTTTTGATGTTGATGAAGCTGCAAGTACAAATTCGATAAACAAATTTAAAGCAATGTCTAGTGATACTAAAACTAACAAAGTAGCTCAAGACAAATCAGATGCTGTAGGTACTGCACAAAAATATTTGAAAGATACTGATTGGTATGTTGTTAGAAAAGCAGACACAGGAAAAGCTATTCCTTCTGACATTTCTACAAAAAGAGCAGAGGCACGAACAACAATAGATGATAATAAATAATGAGTAATGAAGCACTTAATAAGATACATTCACACGAAAGAGAATGTTCTATTAGATACGAAAATATAGAAAAAAGACTTGATGAAGGTAATAAAAGATTTGTTCGTATAGAGCTTTTGATTGTAGGTCTATATGCAACAATGGCATCTATAGAAGTTTTAGCGAGGGTAATATGAGAATATTTTTAACAGAGTTTACTTACAAAGGAGAGACTCATGATGGTCCAGATATAATTGCAGAGAGCAGAGAGATAGCAGAAAAAACTGCTAAGAGAAAAGGAGTCACAGTTATTGGAGAACTTGATTCGCTTCTTGCAATAGAAGATGACAACATAGAAGTTTCTATGCACTAATGGACTACGACCTTGTCATAGCCATAGGTATTAATCTTTTATTTTTATCAGGTCTTATTAGTTTAAAAATATGGGCGGATAGAAGAGTAGAAAGAAATATGAAAGCTTATTTAAAATATTTAAAAGAAAACAGGAAATACAATGTATGAATACAAATGCACAGTAGATAGAGTTGTTGATGGTGACACTATAGATGTCACGCTAGATTTAGGTTTTTCTGTTCTTTATAAAACAAGAGTAAGACTTTTTGGGATTGATACGCCTGAGTCAAGAACTAGAAATAAAGACGAAAAAGCTAGAGGCAAAATGTCTGCAGCTTTTTTAAAAATGGCTGTAGAAGGTGCAGATACAGTTGTAATAAGAACTAAGTTGAGAGATTCAAGAGGTAAGTTTGGCAGAGTATTAGGAACAGTTGTTTGTGATGGAGAAGATGTAAACGAAGCAATGATAGATGCACACTTAGCAGCAAAATACTTTGGACAAAATAAAACAGCAATAGAAGCTGTACATCAAGCTAATAGAACCAAGCTAATTGAAATGGGTCTCTTTGAGCCAGTAGATGGATGATATTGTAAAGTTAATTACTGAGTTAGGATTTCCTGTTGCTGCAGCATTAGGACTAGGTGTATTTGTTTGGAAATTAATTAATAGAATCATAGATGGCATGGAATCTAAAATAGATGTTGTTGATGACAAAGTGAACGAACAACTCAAAGCTATGGAAGGTAGATTAGATGCTAAATTAGAAGCACAACATGGAATATTAATTGCCTTAATTGACAGAGTTAGAAGTGTTGATAATGAAATTATTAGACAAGATACTTTGTTAAAGACTATGTTAGGTGTGCCTAATCTTGTACAGAACGATAAAATAGCAAAGGCAGATAGAGATGACCAAAGAAAAGATTAAAAGAAAAAGAGGCAGACCTTCTAAAGCAGAACTAGTTGCTAGAAAAAAAGCAAGAGATAAAGATTTAGCTTTAATTATTTGTATGTATGTTGGTTTGTTTATAGTCATAGCATTTTGTGTAAATCTAGCATTAGCTAGTGAGATGACTTTCAAGTTTAAGTCTCCTAGTTTTTCAGGAGTTAATACATCGCAACATTATTTAACAATAGAAAATCAAGAACATACTAGATACAAAACTATACAAGAAGAAGTAGAAGCCTTAGTAGAACAAGCAGAAAGAGATGAACAAAACACTACTACAGCTAGATTTATAAGAAATTTTGAAACTAGAGTTTATGCCAAACTTTCACAACAACTTGTAGAAAAGTTATTTGGAGAGACTCCGCAAGATAATGGAACAATAGAGTTAGAAGGAAACACTATTGATTATAAGGTAGACACTACAAATATTACACTAACAGTTACTAATGAAGATAATAAACAAACAGTTATTACTTTTCCTCTCAATAGTTTTACTTTCTAGCTGTACTGTTTTTTATGATGATGCTTTGCCTAATAAAGAAATATCAAAGTATCCTGAAAGGGTTGGTGTTATTAATAAAAAAATTACTGAAACGCCTGCTGCCAAAAAGAAACCTATAGTTGCTGTATATCCAACTTCGTTTACAGACCAAACTGGGCAAAGAAGAAGTAATAATAGTTTTGCAACATTCAGTACAGCAGTCACACAAGCACCTTATGTTTTGCTTATAAAAACATTAAAAGAAGTTTCAGGTGGAGAGTTTTTTGAAGTTGTAGAAAGAATAGGTTTAGATAATCTTACAAAAGAAAGACAGCTTATAAGAAGCACAAGAGAATCTTTTGATGACCCGCAAAAGCTTAAGCCATTAATGTTTGCAGGTTTGATAATGGAAGGTGCAATTATAGGTTATGAAACTAATACTAGAAGCGGTGGTAGAGGTGCAAGGTTATTAGGTATAGGTGCTTCTAAAGAGTATAAACAAGATACTGTAACTTTATCATTAAGAACTGTATCTGTATTAACAGGCAGAGTATTGATAGAAGTTTCTATAACAAAAAGTATTCTTAGTGTTGGCACAAATCAAGATGGATTTAGATTTATAGAAAATAGAACAGAGCTAATTGAAATAGAAAATGGCGATGTTGAAAACGAAAGCGTTACGATAGCATTGCAGTCTGCTATAGAAGAAGCAATATTAGCTACTATAGAAAAAGGAATTCAAAAAAAATTTTGGAGTTATAAGGAATGATAAAACTATTACCAGTTATATTTTTGTTATCAATAAATATTTTTGTTGCAGACAATGAAATATCTATTGACCAAACTGGAGCTACAGCTAATTTAGATATAGAGCAATTAGGTTCTGGAAACTTAATTGGTGGTTCAACTGCAACTGCTGGTTCGATGACCGCTTTAGATTTAGATGGTGCAACAATGACTTTAGACATCAATCAACTAGGTAACTCTAATTTATTTAGAGGCGATATATATGCAGATAGCTATACAGGTTTCTTTGAATTCACAGGAGATTCCAATACATTTGCTATGCAAACAGACCCAGATAACACTTATGGTGCAGATAGTTCAAATATAAATGTACAAGTATCTGGCTCTTCAAATGCTTTTACTTTGAATCAAGCTACTAATGCAATGGCATCAACATTAGATTTAGACTGGACTATAAATGGTTCAAACAACAGCATCACTTCTTCTATAGACCAAGACTTAGCTACAAACTATATGAACATAAGTGGCTCTGATAATACAGTCACTTTTGATGGAGATGGCTACCAAGGTGCATATTTTCATTTGACACATACTGGAGGCTCAAGAACTATAAATGTCACACAACAAAGTACACTTGATAATGATTGGCTCAAGATTACTTCTTCTGGTTCTAATGGTACTTTCTGTGTCAATCAAAACGACCAAGGCACTAGCACAAGTTGTTGATATAGGAACAGTAGAACAAGTATCAGGATATGCTCGGATAGAAAGAGATAAGAATTATGATGTAGTGACTGACTTTGGAATACAGTCTTACGACAAAGCACAAACCGAAGCTGGTCGTATGGGTATAAGATTTGTAGATGATACAACTATAAGAATTACAGAACATTCTATGGTTGTTATAGATGAATTTGTTTTTGACCCAAACCCTGACAATTCAAAGTTAGCTTTAAATTTTGTAAAGGGAACAGCTAGATTTACTTCAAGCTTAACCAATGCAATATCAAAAAAGAATATTAAGTTAAAAACTAATTCTGCAGTAGTTGGTATACGAGGTACAGATTTTACTATTACAGTAGAACCTGATACTGGTAAGAGTTTATTTATATTATTACCAGATGAAAATGGCAATCCTTCTGGAGAAATATCAGTTACAACTGCTATTGGAACAGTTATATTAAACAAGCCATATCAAGCAACAACTACTAGAGTTTATGAAGCAATGCCAAGTAAGCCAGTCATATTAGATTTATCTTTGGATTTTATAAATAATATGTTGTTGATTGCACCGCCAGAAGAAGATAAAGAACAAGAAGAAAAGCAATCAGAAAGCAAGCAAGATAACAACTTGTTAGATTTTGGTGAATTAGATATTGATTATTTAGCTGATGACTCTTTAGATAAAGACGAATTAGAATTTACAGAACTAGATTATGATGCTTTGAATGTAAATTTTTTAGAAGATTTACTTGATATAATTACAGAGCTTGATGTTTTAGATAATGAAGAAGAACTTACACAAACAATATCTGCTGTAAATATAGAAGGCACAAGTATAGGACAAGACCAAAAAACACAGATAACAACAGTAGTTTCAGGTCAGGAAATAAAACTTACAAGAGAAGTTGCACAATCAACATCTATACAAATAGATAGTGGCGAAAGTTATTTAGTTGTATTAGAACAAGATGGAGTAATGAATCAAGTTAAAGTGAATGGTGGAGGGTCATCAGTAATAGTGATAAAACAAAGTCAATGAGAAAAATATTATTAACAATAATTACATTTGCATTTTTATTAGGTTGTACAGAAACAATCGTAGCTTATGATGAAGCTACAAATAATTTTATTATGAAGCAAGGCAAAGCAACTGCAGGAACAATAACTGTAGATAAGAATGATAACTGTCAAGTAGTTGATGGAATCTTTGTGGTGTGCGGTCAATGAGTAAAATACTTTTAGGAGTTATATCAGTTTTGGTTGCTATATGTGGATTTTTGTATTGGCAAAATTCTTCTCTTCAATCTTTAAATAAAGCATATGAGTTAAGAGACCAAGAACAAAAAGAAGCTATAGAAAGTATGCAGCAAGATTTTGAAATGCAAACACGAGGATTAGTAGAACTTCAATCAAGAAATCAAGAAATCCAACTAGAGATGAATAGGTATCTTGATATTTTTAAAAGACACAATCTTAGCAAGCTAGCAGCAGCTAAACCGGGGTTGATAGAAAAGAGGGTGAACAATGGAACTAAAGAAGTATTTGATGGCATTGAAGCAGATAGTCGTATTATTGATGGTCTCGATGATGGCTTACAGTTGCAGCCTGATTCCTAAACAAGTAGATGTAATAAGCAAACCTCTCAAAAGAACCATAGCTCAACCAGTTATGCCTAGGGAGATAGATTTAAACGAACCCTATTGGTTTGTAGTATCAGAGCTTAATGTTGATGAGTTTTTAGAAAGAGTAAAAAAAGAGGAAGGTCGTATAGTATTTGTAGCTATGTCAATTCCTGACTATGAGTTAATGGCTTACAATATGCAAGAACTTAAGAGGTATATAAATGAGCTTAAAGAAGTGGTGGTCTACTATAGAAAAGTCACTACCAACGAGGAATAAGAAAATGAAAATATCTAAAGAGGGTATTGCCCTTATAAAAAAATTTGAAGGCTTAGAACTTACAGCTTATCAAGATAGTGTTGGAGTTTGGACTATAGGTTGGGGTCACACTAAAGATGTATTTGAAGGTATGGAAATATCTAAAGAAGAAGCAGAAGCATTTTTAGAAATAGAGCTTGAAGAGTTTGAAGGCTATGTAGAAGATTTAGTTGATGTTGATTTAGAGCAATGTCAATTTGATGCTTTAGTTTGTTGGACATATAACTTAGGACCAACAAATTTAGCCAGTTCTACTATGCTTAAAGTTTTAAATAAAGAAATGTACGAAGAAGTTCCATATCAAATAAAAAGATGGAATAAGGCAGGAGGAGAAGTATTACAAGGATTAGTTAGAAGAAGAGAAGCAGAAGCTTTACTTTTTCAAGGAGAGCCTTGGCACGAAGTATAAATGGCATTAGTTAAATATCAATTTAGACCCGGAATAAATAAAGAGCTAACTTCATATGCAAATGAAGGTGGTTGGAGAGACTCTGATAAAATTAGATTTAGATTTGGCAAACCTGAAAAAATAGGAGGCTGGTCTAAAAATTCAACCAATAGTTTTTTAGGAACTTGCAGAGCATTGCATACATATAAAACTTCTACTCTTGCTTCTTTCAATTCATTAGGCACACATTTTAAATGGTACATTCAAGAAGGTAATACTTTTTATGATATTACACCTGTTGATAATACAACTGCTGCAGGTGATGTGACTTTTACAGCAGCAAATGGTTCTACATCTTTAACAGTAAATGACACAGCACATAATGCAAATCCCGGAGATTATGTAATTTTTTCTGGTGCGGTAGCTGTAGGTGGTAATATTACTGCTGATGTTTTAAACCAAGAATATCAAATACAAACTACAACAACTAATACTTATACAGTCACTTTAGCTCAAGCTTCAGACCATACTGGTAGTGGTGGTGGTTCAAACACAGTTGGAACATATTTATATGGCTCAGGTCTAGATGTATTTGTTGCAGGAACTGGTTGGGGTGCAGGACAATGGGGTCAAAGCACTTGGGGTAGTACAAGTCCTGTTGCTGTTTTTAGTCAATTAAGATTATGGAGTATAGATAATTTTGGAGAAGATTTAGTAGCTGTACCTAGAGGTGGTCCTTTATTTATCTGGCAAAAAGCAAATGGTTTAGGCACTAGAGGAGTTTTAGCAAGTTCTTTAGCTGGTGCAAGTAATTGTCCTATATCTGCTTTTCAAGTTATGACTTCTGATGTAGATAGACATTTAATAGCTTTGGGTTGTAATCCTATTGGAAGCAGTACAGTAGACCCTTTGTTTGTAAGATGGTCTGACTCAGAGAATATGGTTGATTGGACACCATCAGCTACAAACTCAGCAGGTGGAGTAAAGCTATCATCAGGTAGTCAAATTATTGGTGCTATACAAACAAGACAAGAAACATTAGTTTTTACTGATACAAGTATTTTTTCTATGAGATTTGTCGGTAGTCCTTTTTATTTTTCTTTTAATGAAATAGCTAGAGGAATAGGAATGATTGCACCTAAAGCAGGAGTTGCAGTAGGTGGTCAAGTTTACTTTATGGATGATGGTGCTTTTTACAGAGCTACAGGTAATATAGAAAGAATACCTTGTACTGTGCTAGACCATGTTTTTAGCGACATAAATAAATCACAAAGATTTAAAATTTTTGCAGGACATAATCAAGTTCACAATGAAGTTATTTGGTTTTATCCTTCTGCAAGTAGTACAGAGATAGATAAGTATGTGACTTATAACTATGCGGAAAAAGTTTGGACTGTTGGAACTACTGCAGATGGCTATACAAGAACTGCATGGAATCCAGCACCTTTGTTAGACTTTCCATTAGCTACAGGCAAATTAGATAACACACAAAATAATTATCTTTACAACCATGAAACTGGGAATACTGCAGATGGTTCTGATTTTAGTGCCTATATAGAATCAGCAGATATTGATTTAGACCCAGATGGAGAATCATTTATGTTTATTAGCAAAGTAATTCCAGACATAGAGTTTTTAGAATCTAGCAATTCTAATGATACTGTTAATTTAACTTTGAAAGGTAGAAGGTATCCAGCAGAAAGTCGCTCAACTTTATCTACTATTTCTTTAACACCAAGCACACAGTTTACAAATACAAGAGGCAGAACAAGACAAGTTTCTGTTCGCATTGAAAATGAATCTGGAGATTTTCGTTGGAGACTAGGCGACTCTAGATTTGATATTCGTTCTGATGGGAGAAAATAATGGCAGCTAAATCATCACCACCTTTACCATTACCAGAAACAGAGTATCAATTAGAAAACGAATTTGTGACTAGAAGAACTATAGAACAAATAATACAAGATATTTTTAATGACTTAGCTAATGTAGATACATTAAGAACTGCTACATTATCTAAGGCAATAAAGCGTCATCAATTTTTATTAATGGGTACTAAAGGAAATGTCTGATAGTTTAAAAGTATTAGGACAAATAGCTCCTGCTGCTACTACAGAAACAGATTTATATACAGTACCTTCAGCTACACAAACTACTGTTAGTTCAATAGTAATAGCTAATAGAGATTCAGGTGCAGCAACCTACAGAATTTCTGTATCTACTGAAGGTTCAGCAACTGCAACAAAAGACTATTTAATTTTCGACAAAGCATTGAGTGGTAATACAACTGATACATTAGTGATTGGCATTACCCTTAATGAAACTGATAAAATAAGGGCATATGCGTCTACTGCTAATCTTAGTATAAACGCATTTGGCTGTGAAACATCTGAGGAATAATATGAATAATATCCAAAGCCAAGTTAAAAACATAGCTTCTAGAGGAAGATATGGAGACTCTACTCTTGTGCATATGAACCCAACTGAATTAAGTGGGTTAGCACAAATGGGTCAAATGACTGTCAATCCAGAAACAGGATTGCCTGAAGCTTTTGGCTTGCGTGATGCAATCCCTATTGCTGCAAGTATTGTAGGTGGTGTATTTGGTGGACCAGTAGGTGCTGGTCTTGGTTCAGGTTTAGCAACAGGTTTATTAGAAGGAGACTTAAAGAAAGGTTTATTAGCTGGTCTAACTTCGTATGGATTTGGTTCTATATTACAGGGTGCTGGTGCTGCCGCTAAAGGTGCAGAAGCTGCTGCACAAGCTACAGCAAAAGCTACTGCAGAAGAAGCTGCAAAAGTAGCAGCCGAAGAAGCTGCAAAAGCAGGTACTGAAGAAGTAGCCAAAGCTGCAACAGAAGAAGTAGCAAAAACTGCAACTGAAGAAGTAGCGAAAGCTGGTACTGAAGAAGTTGTATCGCAAGCTGCTAAAGAGGCTGGTATACAAGCAGGAGATGTAGCAAGACAATTTGCTTTAGATAATCCTCCAACAAGTTTACTTACATCTGCTAAAGATGCTTTTACTCCAACAACTGGAACAGAAGGTTTTGGTAAGTTTACCTCTGTATTTGATAACTTAGCTTCAGGTGCTGCACAACCAGCAGCTTATATACCTTTGGGAATAGGTGGTAGTGGCTTAGGAATGATAGAAGCACAAGAGCAATATGAAGAAGATTTAGCGGAAGGCAACAGACAAGATTTATTGCAAAGAGAGTACGAAGCTATGATGAGACCTGAGCCTATATTGTATTCAGCTACAGGAGGTCTTACACAATTTAACGAAGGTGGCGATATAAAACCGCAAGTTATTTCTAGACAAAAAAGACCTTATGCAATTAACACAGATTATATGCCGGGCATAAATCCTGAAGTTTTATATTTTAATCCAGCAACTATGAACCCTGCAGCAATGACTATTATGGAAGATGGTACTGATGTTAATAGAACTGTTCAAGCAGAACCAATGATGCCAGATTTTTACGACAACTTTAGCAAAGGTGGATTTGATGTTGATTACAAAACTGTTCCAACTCAAACATCTATAGACCCTTATCAAAAATATACAGGTGTTGCACCACCAGCTTATTTACAAAAATCAGCTATACCTAGTCCTGAAATAAACATGAAACCTTTAGAGACTTTGCCTTTGCCAGCAGAACAAGACCCTTTGGATAATATACCAGCTACCTATAATGGAATTCCTATGAGTGTTTTAGCTGCTTTACCTTTTGGTAAAGAAGGAATTTTAGAGGAATATGTAAATTCAGGTGGTGAAATAGCTGATGTAAGAGCTAGTCAAAATCTTTTTAATGAAGGTGGCGAAACAGCTATTGACCCACTAATAAAAGAAGCAAAAGCTTTTATTATGGGAGAAACAGAAGATGACAGCATTGTACAAAAGTTTGTAGAAAAATATGGAACAGATGCTTATTTAGCTTTAAGAGAAGAGGTTTTACAGTCTTTAATACCTAATGCACAAACAGAAGGATTGATTGCAGGTAAAGGCAATGGCGGTATGGATGATGACCTCAGAGGAAACATTGGAGGTAAAGAAACCATAGCTGTATCTCAAGATGAATTTATAGTTCCTGCAGATGTAGTATCTATGTTAGGCGATGGTAGTTCTGATGCTGGTGCAAAAGAACTATATAACATGATGGATAGAGTTCGTACAGAAAAGTATGGCACTAAACAACAAGCTAAACCTATAGACAATAGCAAGGTGTTACCAGCATGAATGATGTTGCATTAAAAAACGAAGCTACTGGAGAATATAATTTTTCTATAGTAAATAATGACGAGCTAGTTTTAGTTTGGGAAGGTGCTAAAAAATATTTAGAAAAATCTTGTAAGCGTTCAAATGGTCGTATTAGACCTGAAGATATTTTTTATGATTGTTTAAATGGTAGTCATAGACTTTGGATAGTATTTGATACAGGCTCATTTGATATACGTGGTATTGCAGTTACACAAAAAATAGTTTATCCAACAGGCAAGACTATGTTGAGCGTAGAGCATATAACAGGTAATAACATGGAAGGTTGGGCATCAACTGTTCTTGATGCCTTAGAAGAAGTTGGCAAAAAAGATGGTTGTGATGGCATTGAAGGTATAGGTCGTGCAGGTTTTTGGAATTGGGTTAAAGATAGAAATTGGTCTAAATTAGCAATTTTCATTGAATATAATTTTGAGGTAGAAGATGAGAAGATTTAAAGGTGGTGGTGGTACTCCGCAGAAACAAGAAGTTTTTTCTACAAAACTTCCAGCATTTGCACAGCCTTATTTTGATAGGCTTTTGCAAAGGTCTGAGTCATCAAGCTTACAACAATACACTCCATATGGTGGAATAAGGCTTGCAGACTTTGGACCTGATGAAGCTTTATCACAAGCTATGACTAGAGGTTTTGGTACTGCAGGAACACCTGATGAATTTAGTCAGGCTTCTGAAAATCTTGGACAAATAGCTTCAAGCAGACCAAATATAAATCCATATGAAAGATTATCTTTTGAAGATGGCATAAGTCAGTTTATGAATCCATATCAACAAAATGTAATTGATATAGCTAAAAGAGAAGCTATGAGAGGTTCTGAGATACAAGCTGACCAAATAGCTTCTAAAGCTACACAATCTGGAGGCTTGGGCGGTTATCGTGAAGCTATTATGCAATCTGAAAGAGAAAGAAACTTAGGACAAAGATTAGATGATATACAAGCTAAAGGACAAGACAGAGCATTTAATATGGCTATGCAACAACTAGCTAGAGAAAGACAAGTAGGTTTACAAGAAGAACAATTAAGACAAGCTGGAGATAGACTTGGAATACAAGGTAGTCGTTCACTTGCAGATATTGGTTCTCTAATACAACAAGATGCTTTGAATAGAATTGGTGCTTTAGGTAGAGTAGGAGAGCAAGAAAGAGCAATGAGACAAGCTGGTCTTGATATGGGTTATGATGATTTTGTAAGGCAAAGAGACTTTGATAGAGACCAAATAGGATTCTTTAGCAATGTACTTCAAGGTATTCCTATTAAACCAGACCAAACAGTATCAACATTTCAAAGACAACCCGGATTATTAAGTCAAGCTACTGGTGCTGGTCTTACAGGACTTGGCATCTATAGAGCTTTACAACCGGGTGCTGGAGGACAACCATCATGAGCAATTTAGTAGAGATAGCAAAAGACTTAGAATATGTTCCTGATGAAGAACTAATACAATTAGCTAATGGAAGTGACCCTCGCTTTCCACCTTTTGTAGTTATATCAGAGATAAAAAGAAGAACTGATATGAGAAGTAGAGCATCTGAACCAATGCCTAAAACTACAGTTGCACAAGAAATGGTTCAAGAATTTGCTATGCCTAGTAGGCAAGGCTTGGAAGGTATGTCTCAGGATGCTACAGGTATCCTCCCCCCAACTGTATATAATAGAGATATGCCTTCCTCTAACATGGCTGATGGCGGATTAACTAGTTATCAAACTGGAAATCAAACTGCACTAACTGATACTTTTATTTATGGCGATGACTATGCAAATAATTTACAAGATTTTTTAGACATGAAAAGAAAAACAAGAACTATGGACCAAAGAGAACAAGCTCTTCAAGGTTCAGATGTTTCTGCATATCCAATGCTTTCAACTACTCCTGACTTTGATATGGATATGAGCGGCATTAGTGCATTAACGCCTACTCAAACAGATTTAGACTCAACACTTGTAATGCAAAAACCAGAAGATAGACTTGAATTTTTAACAAATACTGGTACTTCAGAATTTATATCAGAATCTAAAACATTAAATTATTTACAAAAACAATTAGAAGAAGCTAAAGAAAATTTAAGAATACAAAAAGCAAGAGGAGATAGAGGCGGACTTGGTGGCGGCACTTCTTATATTGAACAAGCACAAGCACGAGTAGATAGACTTCAAAAACAAATAGACCCTAGAGTTAATAGAAAGAATTTTGTAGTCGATACACAAAGTCTTTTAAAAGAAAGTGAAGGAGAAAGAAGAGAAGATTTAGCAAAAGCAATTAAAGTGCAAGAAGATAAAGAAATAGCAGATACAAAAGAAGCAGCAAGACTTGCTGTAGAAGAAGCAGAAAAAAAGAAATTTGCTAATATGGATTTGAACCTACCTGAAAGAACACAAAAACCTAGAACTGAAGCACAAATGAAACAACAACTTAATGCAGATGTTCTTATGACTTTGGGTACTGCTATTGGTAGTTCGGCTACACCTTCAGAAATATTCTCCAAATTATCTGGATTACCTGCACAGCTTTCAGCAACTAGAAGAGAGCAAAGAAAAGAAGTTAAAGACTTTGAAGATACTAGAAGAGCAGATGCTTTAGCAAAACTAAATATACAGATTAACCTGAAAAAATTAGACCAAGCTACAGAACAAGCTAAATTAAAAGGAGATGCTAATGATGTTGCTGCTATAAATGCACTAGCTGATGTTTTGTCAGGCACATTAGATACAGATTCGTCAAGATATAAAGATGCTGAAAGAGCTTTAGATAGTATCATTGCAAAATTATCTGGCGGTAATACTAATACACAAGGAATAGCTGGTTTGTCTGAATTACTAATACCTGCGGAGAGTTAATGTCTACTAAATATAATTTACCAGATGGTAGATTTGTAAATGTTCCTGATAATCCTGATAGACAATATCTTATTAGATTACAAAATACTTTAGCTCAAGAGTATCCTGACTTTATAGAGCCTTATACAGAACCAGTTGAAACTACTTTTGGTGGAGATTTAGCGGAGGTTGCTAAAGGAATACCAAGAGGATTAGCAAATACTTTTTTATCTGCTGGAGAAGGTATAGCTAATTTATTTGATAACGATAATGATAATGCAGTTAGCAATGCTTTAAGAAATGCACAACAAGTAATAAATGAAAGTGCTTTAGGTGCAGCAGAAGGATACGAAGAAAGATTTAGTACACAGTTTGGACAAGGTTTAGGTTCTCTTGCTGCATTTTTGATTCCGGGTACTGCTGCAGCAAGAATTACTGGGTTAGCAGGCAAAGCTAAAAACTTACAAGGTTTAGTAAATCAAAGTGTATTGCAAGGAAGAAATCCAAAACTTACAGAAAAACTAACAAAAAGTTTAGATGATGTCACTAAAAGATTAAATAAAGTACAAACTGCTTCTGCTCTAAGTGTAGCCATGCCTTCAGGTATAGCTGGACAAGGTGAAAGAATTCGACAAGCAGAAGCATTGGGTGAAGATGTTGGTGCAGGTCAAGAAATTCTATCTGAAATATTAGGTGCGGGTATTGGTGCTACAGAAATATTTGCACCTACTTTCTTATTAAGAAAAATAACTAAAGCTGGTGCAACACAACTTAATGTTTTAGATAGAATTAAATCTGCTATGGCTACAGGTACTGTAGAAGGATTGCAAGAAGGGTTAGCTGAAATATTACAAGATGCAGTAGCTGCTGGTGTATATAGCGATGAACTACCTGTTGGAGAATCTGTATTTGATAGCATAGTGACTGGTGGTGCTGTTGGTGCTTTTGCTGATTTAGTATTACGAGGGTTTGCTGGACCTGCTCGTATTAGTCAAAGTTATGATTTAGAACAAGAAACTTTGTCTAGAAAAAAAGCAGATGAATTAAGAGCAAAACAAAGAGCAGAACAACAATCAATATATGATAACAATGTACCTTTTGTAAATGAAGATGTTCTTATTGCAGCAAGTCAAAGAGAAGATGGTAGTCTTGGACCTTTAATAAAAAGCGAACCAATACCAGAGTCAAACGCTACAACATCTCAAATACAAGAACTTCCTTTCTTAGAAAATGTAGAGGTTTTAAATAATGAAGATGGTTCTTCTTCTGTTGTTGGCATGGTGTCAGGAACAGAATACAGCAATCACTTTATACCTATAGAGAGTTTTGATAGGGATGGTAATTTAATTGAAACAAATCCTGATGTATTAGGTGCAATGGAAGAGGCATCTCAAAATGCTTTAGTAGTAGCTGATGAATTAAGAACAAAATTTATACAGGATACTGGTAGTCAAATATCAGATATTGTTGGAATGAAAGATAATCCAACACTTCAAAAACTAACTCAAAATTTGTATGACCCTTTAGCCAATCAAGTTGATGCTAGGAAAGTTGCTATTATGGAGTCTACTAATAGCAAAGCAAGGCAAGAACAGTTAGCTAGAATAGATGAAATAGAAAACTTAGAAAAAGTTCTTAATGCACAAATGATAAGAGACCTTACTGGAGAAGGTACGCTTGATGAAAATAAAATAAAGGAACTAGAAAAATTAACTGTTCTAAATAGACCTGCCTATCCATTAGATGCTATTCCACCTAAATATCCGAATGGCAGAAAGAAAACCAAAGCACAACTGAAAAAAGAACTAACTGCAGAGTTTGGTTCTGAAAGAGCAAAAGACCTTATGGAACGCTATGATAATGGCGATATTGTTTCACCTATCCAAGAGGCAATGAAAGAAACTCAAGGTAGTTTGATAGAAGATTTATATAAAATAGCAGATGCAAAAGGTATAGAAAGGAAAGGCTATTACACAATACCTGAAGTCAAAAAGCTTTTGAAACCAAAAGACTTTAACCAAGCTTTATCTGATAGAGCAAATGTAATTTATAGATTAGACGAGCAGTTAGGGAACATAAAAGCTATTGGCAGAAACAAAGATAAAATAGATGTAAGTCCTGAAGCTTTTGAAGAAATATTAGCAGCTAAAAATATTGACGGAAATATTACTAGTCCAGAGTTTGATTTTATTAACTCTCAATTATCAGGAGAAGCTAAGTTTTCTAGAATGAACAGGGGTCAAAAAGAACTCTTGATGACTAGAATACAAGGTCTGCCTAGATTTAATACTTTAACTAAGATACCTGATTTAAAACCTAGACAATATACAGCACAACAACTTAATGCTTTTTATCAAGGATATGTTAATGGCAAAATTACTGACAAAGAAATACAAGCTTTCTTTAAATCACAGAATCTAACAAACACAAAAACACAAAGAGATAAATTTAAAAACGATTTACTTAATAGTGGTCGTGCAACTAAAGTAGGAAACCGAGTACAAGGTAATCCTTTATTTCTACAACAACAAGAACAGCGACAGTTCGATGAGGCAAATCAACCAGCAGAAGTTGAAGTTCTAGCCTTAGACCCCCCTATAACAAATAAAACTTATGATTCTCTTTATGAGGATTTAAGAAATCGTTTAAATGAATTAGGTCTTAATGACATAGGTTTAAGATTTACAGACCAAATGCGACAAGTAAGAAATGCTGTAAGAGATGACAATGGAAACATAGTAGCTTTAAAAACACTTAAGGATGCACAAGGCAACCCTATTAATCCTTTAGCAGAAACAGATAAAGCTATGCAAGAGTTAGTTTTTTATATGGGAACAATAGACCCTAATAAAACTTACGATAGAAAAAACTTTGAAGAACAAATACAAGGAACTTTTCCTCATGAGGTATATCATAGCTTGCGTGTTTTAGATTTGATTACGCAAAGAGAACATGAGTCTTTAGTAAAAGAAGCTAAAGCAAAATTACCTGATAATGTATTAGAAGAACTTTATAAAGATTATGTACAAGCTGGCGTATTAGCTGAAGATTCTGCAATGCTTGAAGAAGAAATGGTTGCTGAGTTATTAAGATTACATACAACTAATCCTGAAGTTTTAAACAAACCAACAAGAACTATCTTCCAAAAGATTTTAGATTTCTTTAGAGAATTTGTTGGAGCAACTTTTAATAGTGACTTTAGAAGTCCAGTCAAAATTTTAGAAGATATTAATAGTGGAGTGATTGGTGCTAGAGAAAGAAATGTTATTCGTTCAAGACGAGACACAGATGCTTTTGGCGACAGGTTATTGAATTCAGAATTAAGAGCCGAAGATGCTCAAAAAATTGTAAGTGAAGAAGATGCTAGTGATAGTGATGCAATAAGAAAAACAAATAATTTAGATAGTTATTTAGCAGACCCTGCTTACAGATTAAAACCTACACTAGATATAGATACATTACTGGGAGAGTCTGATGCTCAAGTTGCAGTCATAAATCTAGCAAGAGATAAAGGTGTTATAAATATTAAAGCAGAAGATTTACGAAATCTTTATGATGAAGTTAAAACAACTAGCACACAAACTCCACCACCTTTTAAAGATATGAGGCAGTTAGCTAATGAAGTTAAGGAAGCTATACGCTTAGGTGTAGATGCTGACTGGTATCAAAGATGGTCTTTGCAATTACCTGCACTTATAGGAGATGCCAACATCACAGAGTTTAGTGGAGTCTTTGGAGTCACTTCTGAACAAGGCACACCTGAACAAAACTTTAAGGATACTTTGCGTACCATGATTGAGGCTAGAAAAATAGACCCAGTTGCTAATCCTAAACAATTTAAAAAAGCTTTGTTAGAAAATAGTGTTGGTAAAAAAGAACCAAGACGAATAGATAAACTAGTTAAGTTTTATCAAGATGGATTATTTGAAAGGAAAAAAACTGGTCAAAAAACTGCAACATATGCTCAAACAATTAAAGAGTTAGCACAAGGAAGGTTCTCACCTTTTACAGTTATAGATAGACACATGATAAGGAACTTAGGATTAGTAAGACCTAATCTTAGAAACGAACCTACATCTGCCAGCGATTTAGATTATCAAATTGGTGAAGCACAAATGCAACTGTTAGCAGACCGAACATATAGAGTTGATGGTAAAGATTATATTTTCCCATCAGCACATCAAATACAAGCTTTGCTATGGGGTTATCAAAGATATAAAACTAATGTACCTAACGAAGGTAGCTTTCAACAATCTGCTTTAAAGTCAAAGACAGAAGTAAATGAAATGAAAGCTATGATGCAAAATGGACAATGGCAAATGGATACGCCATTAAAAGATTACTTTATTTACTCACCAACTTTTACAAACCAGACAGGAACAAATACGACTGGTAATATTTCTGTGTTGCAGGAAGCAGCGTTGAACGCTGCAACATTCATTACCTTTGAACATATGGTTGGTAGAGATAGAGGTTATGCACCTGTAGGAAAAATAATATCTCAAGATGCAAGAAATCAGTTGTACAAAGATATGCTACAAGCTACTACTGCAGGGCAATCAAATAGATTCTTAAGAACTTTAGGACTATCACACAGATTAGGAGTGTCTGCTGGAACTTATGAAGGAGAACTAAACTTAAATACACAAATAGCTTTACCTAATCAACCGCCTGTAATTGTAGAAGCTGTAGCTAAAGTAATGGGAGATGCTTTTTTACAAGACTCTGTAATTGTCACTCAACCCAAAGCAAGAGGTTATCAAAAGACTGGAGTTTATTTAGAGCGTAGAGATGGCAAACCTTTTAAAGCTCAAGAATTAAGAGATATATTTAATAGAGTACAAGAGCGAGACAATACTAAAAACTTTACTTATATGACACATCAAAATGCCAATGGTGTGACTTTTATTGATGATGCTAGTTTTTACAAACCAAACTACAATCGAAATGATTTAGATACATTTGCAGAATTTTTTAGAGAGGTTTTCCCAACACAAGAAACAGAGTATAATCTTAATCTATATGGACAAGAAGGAAGATACTACGAACATAAATCAGGCGACTATCGAGGAGCTATCCAAACGCTTGCAGATGCCAGTTTTGCCGGAGACGCATCCTTTGTACAGCGAGCCGCCATCAGCAGTCTTTATCTCCCCATCTACAGAGTCTACGAAAAATTCGCAGAAGAACAAGGGATAACACCACCACCTACCAAACCTTTTGAAGAAGGTAATAGTTCTGTAATAACAGACACTAAAGGAATAATAGAAGCACAAGCCAAGGCTGATGCAGAAGTAGCTAACACTAGTCCTACTGCCATTCCTAGAATTAATAACAATGCTAGCGGTTTTGCTCTTAAGGTTGCCTTTGATTTTGAAGAAGGTGGCAACGACAACTACCTAGATATACCAGCATTTAAAATGGCAGATGCACCAGTACCTAAAAAATATGAAAAGCTTGTAGAAAAAGTTAATGGTCCAGCAAGAACTACTCAGTCTTATGGAGAAGTTGCACTTGACTTACTTAATGATAATACTCCTGTAAGGAGATGGCTTACTACACTAAGAGCAAATATAGTAGATAAAAATGCTGTTCAAGAATTATCTGTCAGGATGGGCATTACAAAAAATGAAGCACTAAGAACACTAGAAGCAGATGCCGCAACAGGTGCAATACAAGCATTGCGTTGGGTAGATAAAGCTAAAGGTATCTTTGCTTCTATGTTAAAGCATGGTTTTGTCACACTAGATAAAGGACTAACATCTGTACAAAAAGATTCAAAACTAAATCTTATAAATATTTTTGCACCCTTATATCAAAAATCTGAAAACGATAATGTTAATTATGAAGAGTTAGCCAAGCTTTATTTTATCGCCAGACGAGGAGAAAAGCTTAATGAAAAAGGCAAGCCAATTCCACTTACAGAAGCAGAGATAGAACAAGGATTGCAAATAGGAGAGGATTATCTTTTTATAAAAGAAGTCTTTGATAACTTTCAAGAATACAACAACAAGACAATAGACTTTGCTGTTGATTCAGGAATATTATCTAATGAGCCTAACATAAAAGAAATTACAGATGCTTTAAAGAAGGCTGGTATTGAATCTACTAAGGGCAAAACTCCAGAAGAAATATTAGAGCTTGCTAGAAATTACAATGAAAGAGTTAAGCCTGAAAACAGAATAGAACTTAGGTCTACTGCACAAATCTGGAAGGATGACTCTGTGTATTATCCTTTCTATAGAAAGATGGCAGATGATTCTATTCAAGGTCCTAACATAGCTGGCGGTATGATGACTGGTAATCCTTTGAATGTAAAACTCAAAGGTTCTGAAGAGGCTGTCGATGTGCCATTCTTAGAAGCAATCTATAGAAACCAACTATCAATAGTTACTGCTGGTTCAAAGAATGATGCCTTACAAAAACTATTAAGAAACTTTGTTTTATCTGGAAGAGCAGTAGAAATAGATGCAAAAGATGCTAGTGGTATGGATGTGCTATCAGCATATGTAAACGGCAGAAGAAGATTCTTTAGAGTTGATGATGCCTTTTATTTGAAAGGTTTAGAAAACTTAGGCATGGTAGATGATGCTGGCATTGTAAAAGCATTAGCGTTTCCAGCAACTGTATTAAGAGAGACTGTCACAAGAGACCCCGGTTTTGTATTGGTCAATATGTTGCGAGATACTTTATCTGCGGCTGTGACAAGTGGTGCTGGCATAACACCTGTCGTTGATACTTTTAAAAACTTTAAAGTATTTGGTAAAGAAGATTTATCTGACCTAGAAACATTTGGAGTATTAGGTGGATATGATTATTCAGCAGATGGTGTGAGTGTAGTCAATTACACAAAAAGAATTCTTAGAGAAGAAGGTATAACAAACAATGGTTCTCTTAATCCTATAGATGCAACAGTAAGATTGTGGGATTACTTAGGCAGAAAAACTTATGAGTCAGATGGTGCTACTAGAAAAGCTGTCTATCTAAAAGTATTAGAAGAAACTGGTAGTCAAGCCGAAGCCGCTTACCAAGCCGCAGAAATAATTAACTTTTCTAGAAGAGGAAGCAATCCTTTCTTCAGGTTGGTGACTACAGCTATTCCATTCTTGAACGCAAGAATTCAAGGACTAGATGTACTGTACAGAAGTATGACTGGTAAATATTCTGCATCGCAGCCGGGAGCGACTTTCACCTCACCTATGACAAAACTCTCTGACAACACGCCTGATGCACAATTACAAAGAGATGTCATAGCTGGATTTATAACTAGAGGTGGAATGTTAATGTTGATAACAGCTATGTACTATGCTCTTGTATCGGATGAACCTGAGTATCGTGCTAGACGAAGAGAAGAACGAGATGATAACTGGATGATATTTACAGGTAATGACCTACCACCTTTAAAGATACCAGTACCTTTTGAAGTAGGAGTTTTGTTCAAGACATTACCTGAGAGATTGATGGATACTGTAGCTGGCAAAGGGAGTCTAGAAGATTTAGGAGACTCTACTCTGAGGGCAGTCACAAATACTTTTGGCGTAGACCCTTTAGGATTTCAAGCTATCAAACCTTTGTATGAAGCTTATGTAGATAATAAAAGTGGCTTTACTAGAAGTCCTATCGTTCCACAGTATATGGAGGAAGGTCTAGAAGATTTCCAGCAGTACCGAGAGAACACAAATCAATTAGCTGTAGCAATAGGTAGAGCGTTCAATATGTCTCCTTTAAAACTAGAGTATGTTTTAAATGGATATGGCGGTACATTAGGAGGATACCTTCTAAGCTTAATAGACGGCACTCTAAGGCTTGCTACTGGCAAAGACATCATACCCCCTAGGATTGACCAATTACCTCTCCTGAAGCGTGTATTAGGTTCTGAGATAGGAGGAGGATTACAGCAAGATTTCTACGAACTGAGACAAGAAAGTGCCAAGGTAGTAGCAACCCTTAACAGACTTAAAGAACGAGGCTTATATAACGAGTATGAAGCTTACAGAAAGAACAACGAAGGTCTGATTAGAACGAGGTCACAAGTATTAGCATTGAATAGATACATGACTAAGTGGAGAGACAGAAGAGACAAAGTCTACAGAAACGAAACTATTAGTCCTCAGCTTAAGAAACAGATGCTTGAACAATTAGAGATGGAAAGAAACCTAAGACTTTCTAAAGTACCTGAACTTAGAAAAGAAGCTGGTACATATATTAACTACGACTAGCCTTCGACATCAACCAGCCTTCGACCCCCTTACGACATCAGCCAGCCTTCGACCCCCTATTTTTTTTCGTGAAACACTTGTGTGTGAAACATTGACTAGTAATATTTTCTCAAAGCTCGAAAAATCTGGGTTGCAGGTGACAGCCAGAAATCAGCAGAACTGAAACCCTTGTAGTACAAACTATGACTGGTAATATTTTCAATGGAGCTAAAAAATCTAGCTCGCAGGTGGGAGTTGTTTTGGATTAGAAGTCTAAAGCTTCGCCTAGTTTTTCTATCAGCTTTTCTTCTTTGAATGGTTTGGTTCTAAAGAACCCTTCGTGTTGTGGATGCCTAGCATGGAACAACCTAGCATAGAAAGATATGTAATCATTACTAATCTTGAAGTCTCCTCCTTGAGTTTCTATCTCTCTATCCCAGCGTATCCGATTGATAATCGCCCATTGGGAATAATGTTTCCTTCCTGACTCTATCGCTCTTAGCGTGTACTCTTCAAACGCTTCCCACACTTGAGGATTTTTCTTGTGCCAATCCCACCAATGTTTCTTTCGTTCTTCGAGTTCTTCCTTGAGTTGTTCCGCTAGCAGACTCATATCTCTAGATAGTTTTCATCCATGAATTCTGTCTCTTCAATATCTCGCCAAGTCCTTTCAATACCATCCTCGACTGGCTTGCCTTCATTGTCTATCCCATCCATGAGTTTATCGACAGCTTCTTCTAGAGACTCAGCTTCCACATGGTAGCATTGATAAGTCTTTTCAAGCATGATGACCTTTACTTTTCTAACCATTATACTTTCTCTGAAAAGTCTATTTGATTTTCAAGACTTATCTGAGAATCATCGCCATAATCTGTGCCATGAAAGATAACAAATATTTTGTTGCCTTCATCATTTGTATAACGCATAGAGCTTCCATCGGTGCATATATCTACCTGAGCCAAAGCTTCGATAACTTCGCCCATCTCATCATAACCAATAGGATTGGTGCTTTCGATAGTAAAGTTTCTTAAATCGACAGACTGCTCTACAACATCTACTGAAAAGTTATATTTCACACCATCCTCTTTTGCTAGTTTTTTTAAATCGTCTAGCACTCTTATTACATCACTCATCATTTACCTCCATAAATATTTTAATAAAGTGTTCTGCATCCACCACAACGAGTGGCTTTGTTCTGTTTCTTTTAATGACTACCAAAGGTTCATACCCCTTGCAGTTCTCAGTAGCTTGTTCGTAAGCTTTCCATACATTCAAAGCTTCTTGGTTCTTACATTCAATACTGTAGGGAAAAACATTCCTTGATTGCTTGCCCATAATTATATCCTCGCCCTGACTACCCATAGGTCTTGACTCTAAATCCTCTTCGTCTAGTTTCAAAAACTCTACAAGTTTTTCTACAAACCATTTTTGTAAATTCCTTCCTTTTGCTTTTGCGGATTGTGGTTTCATAAACTACTACCAGTAATATTTTCTTCTAGCAAGAGCCTGATTTGCTCTAACAATTCTTCTTCAGTTCCATAAGCTTCTTCAAATCTTTTCTTGTTGGGATGTCTGCTTATCGGAGGATTGTGACTGCCATTCCTATGATGGATGGCACACAAAGGCAAGACTTTCATATGACTTCTCTCGCCATCTATGATGTGATGTATTTCTGCTGGTGTATTTGGATACCCATTATTGAGGCACACTATACAACCCAACGCTCTTACTCTGTCCATATGTTTCTGTTCTTCTTTAGTAGGTGTCTTGCCCTTCATGTGTTATGACTAGGTATGATGTTAGCAAAGTACCAATTAAGTCTAAGCACCATACCTAGCTTGTTCTCTCCTCTGAGAAACTTCTCTTGTTCGCCATATTTCATAGCCAATCTCAAGACTCTTCAGCTTTACTCGTATAGCTTCAAGAGTTCCTTTGGCTACCCCAACTTTTATCCTAGCATCCTTCAACTCTTCCGATGCTTCAGCATAAGTCTCCTGACCACTATTGGTTTTGATACCACTATCCAAAGCTTTCAGCTTCAACACCGCTTGCAACTGCTTGACTTCTGCTTCTTTCGTGTGTACTTGAACCATCGCATCTTCGATTAGAGGTGCTAACTTTCTAATCAAGTGTTGCCAATTCTCTATTACTTCTTCACTCATGCTTCCCCCTCAAGTCTTTCTACTTCTTGCCAAACTTTATGCTTTGCATACTCTGTTGCTTTGTTGCAACTTCCGATGCAGTCATCAAGCAAAGTCAAATATCTTTTTAGGTTTGTAAAATCAATCTTGTCCATAGCTTCTCCATAAAATATTACTGGTCAAAGTTTCTGCGTGAAAACATCTGCGTTGTCAGATTTGATAGCTTGATATTTGTCAGCGTTTTCTTCGATGACTTCTGCATCTTCTATCTCGTCTCTCATAGCTGGTGTGCAGACACAAGTCAAATCAACTCCTTCGCTATAGACAACTTCCCAATCTTCATTATCAGCTAGGTCTACTTGCCTTTTAGCATCTTCAAGACTGTCAGCCTCAACTGTTATCTCTTCAATCCTATTGATAGATAACTCAAATGTGTAAAGTCCTCTGCTCATTCTTCTACTCCCATTGTTGCTCTGCCTTCAAGCAATTCTCCTATCTCGCTTTCAAAGTCCTGAAGTTCTCTGATAGTTCTTTGCTTGAGTGCATCCATCATGTTCTTGATTGCCGAGTAGCTTGGTTCTTCTTTCTTCTCCAGTTCATTGAATACAGTTTCTAAAACCTCATGAACCTCAAATTCAAATCTCCTTTCTACTATCCCATATACCCTATCGAATATCTTATGGTAGCCATCGTATGATGGTAGATTACTTCTCTGTTTCTGTGCCATCTGCACCTCCAAAAAAATTAGTTAAGTCTTTCTTTTCAAGAATTCTATTGCCATAAAGTTCTGTGAAAATCCTTCTGCCAATAGGAAAAGGATGTGGCTCTTGGTTATATGCCCTCCTTTCCCTAGAGTTCTCGTTGTACCAAAGCTTGAAGTTCTCTTCAAAACCTATCTTGCTGTCATACTCGAATTCCATAACAACTAGAATGGCACATCAATATCTTCCAAGACTGGATGAGTTCGCTTCTCCTCTTCAGGTTTTGGCTCTTCAGCTTTAGTCTCAGTATTTTGTTTCATAGGAATATCAAGACGAGCATACTTGTAATCGTTGCCATTCTTACTAGTCCTATCCCAAAGAGCAACTCTGAGTTCTGCTGGTTCTCCAGTCTTAACTTTCTCTACCAACTCTTTCAGAGTATCTCTGTGTATCTCAATCTTCCCAGTCCAATCAGGTTGCTTATCAGTCTTTTTGTAATTGTTCTGATAGATTGCACCATCGCTTTGCGGTCTTTCGTCTGCCATATTAACCCTCCTTCTTGTTAAGTTCTTCGGCTTTTTCTGTAAACAGCGTATCTAACTTTTCCTTATGGTCAGGAAACTTCTCGCCCAATACAGCGATATGCTTTGCATTAGACTTGTAGTTCGACCTGAGTTCTTCGGTGTTATCAAAAGCTGTGATAATCAAAGACATACCCTCAACGAAAGCTTCTGCCCATCCTTCATCGTAAGCTGGCTCATCTTCTTTCTGAGTCTGTTCCTCTTTCATCTTGACAACTTTCTTAGCTGTTTTCTTTTTTACTTCCTCAGACTTCTTGTCCTTACTTTCGTCAGGCAAGTCATCCGAGAAACCCATGTACAATGATATACCCAATCCAAACATGGCAATCGCCTTCGTAAAACATCTCTGTTTATTGTCGTTGATTTGCCTACTATCAGGATTGATAATTGCATTGTTCTTGTAGTCCATAACTGGCAAGGTAGCAGAACGACTGCACTCGCCAATGGTTATAGTGACAGCAACTTCTAAAGTGCCATCCTCAAATTTCTTCGGCTCATGATACAGATACTTAGCATCAGGAAAGTTCTGTGACAGTAAGTACCATGCTCTACTCCATGAAAGATAAGACAAGTTCATCTTCTCTTCCACATACTCTGAGACATCAACTTTCGAGAGTGTCTCCCATACTTGTTTGTAATCAGACATAATCCACCGCCTGATTTGTATAGTAAATATTACTAGTTTTATTTTTATCCATCGGCTACCTCCATAGCATATTGATTACAAAACTGTGAGACATTGCAGTAGTCTTTGCACTTACGACTCTCGCCTTTGACAAAGTCCACATACAAATCTTTATCGTTTTGTTTGTTAATAAAATCGTTCACTTCCTCTTCGGTATTCAGAACACGAATTGCTCGTACTCTGTTTTTCTTCAATACTCTGTAAGAGTCAGCTTGTTTCCATCGTTCCTCGTCAGTACACAAGGGCAAGTCCTTACTAATAAGATAGTCAGCATCTGCCTCTTGATGTGCCTTGACTCTAGACACAATGAATTCTTCTTGCTCTTCTTCAGTCCAAAGCTTGATAGGTATTACTGATACCTGAGCATCAGGATAATCCCCACCGCTTCTTTGCTTCTGTCTCTCAGACCAATCTCTATTGATGGTTATAATCTCCAACTTCTCAACATCCTTGTTGTGATTTTTCTTGTACAACCAAGCATAACAATTCAACTGTTGTTCCCATTCAATCTTCCCTTCCTTCAGAGCGTGCATCACAGTCCATGAGGAAGTGACTTTCAAATCTCTGAGAGCAGAGTCCTTCAATGACATCGAGTCAAATTGTCCTGAGATAGTCCAGCCTCGCACATTCCAGTACAAGCGTTCTTCGGTTATCGTTCCTTCGTGACCGATGTTGGCTTGTTCCATAATGTAGTGCGAAGCTGTTCCTAATATCTTCCATATCTCGTCTGATACATCGACAACTAATTCGTTGTGATGTTCTCTCGCCAAGATATTAGGTCGAGGTGCAGAGAGTAATCCAGTCACGCTTATCGAAGCCTCGCCCTTAGAGTATGTGTCTTGCTGGACAGCACGAACAATCTCTTCAGGCAAGTTATTCTTATTAGTGTACTTCATTAATCTTGTGGTAAAGAAAAGAACCTTCTAATCGCTTCTGCCCAATATGTCCAAGTAGAAGGAGAATACTTTACACCAAACCATTTGAGGTTAAATTCTTCCCTCAACTCTGCTCGCTTGGTTTCAAGTCTTTCTATTCTTCTTCTTAACCTATCGGTTTCCTTCACTAACTCCTTGACCTTATCGTCAAGAGTATAGAAGTCCTCAATAAATAAAGGTCTGTTCTTTCTGCGAATTCTTTGAATGACCTTGATGCAACGATAGACTTGTCTCTCTTGCCATTGTGTATCGAATCCCATTTCGCCTCCCTTATAAAGTTAGTTAGTTCGCCATATACCAACACCACCTTTCATCTTAATAACAGAGAACGACATATCAAGTCGCACAGATTTAAACCTATGGACAGCGTTTCTTATTATCTTGATTTCCTTATCAATCTTAGACTTACTAATCTTAATAAAGATATGGTCTCCCTTATCCATCTCGACAAGAGGCAAGTCGTACTTGATAGGTTTCCCTCTCACATTACGCTCAGGCATTGGCACATCTTTTTCAATTTCGTATTTCATAGTAGTTAATGTGTATATAATATGTACATACTGTACCACAAAAATGAGAAAGCGGTTCACTAAATTTGAAAAAAATAAAAAAAAAATCTATACTGCCTCTCATGGATTTTGGTAAGCATCTCGATAAAAAAATTTTGCAACAAGCAATACGAGACCTCGCTTCCAAAAACCTAGATATTTCCACAGAAGCTATTGAGTATTTCCAGTCAGAGTCTTTTAAGAATCTCTGCATGAGATATGAAATTAGTTCTAGTAATATCTTGGAGGCAGTTAAGAACCTTTATGATTATCCGCTTGTGTCTAGAAAAGTTCTTGCGAATGAAATAAATCGCATGGTAGATAGTAAGTGGTAGTAGGTACTTAGTAAGTATTTAAGTAAGTATATATATAGTAAGTATATAGGAGAGTGAGAATGGAAAAGAAAGAAATTCGCCAGCATATTGATAGCAACCCAAGGACATCAGGTCTTAAGGTAGGTCAATATAAAATCATCTGTCCTAATTGTTCTAGCCAAAGAAAGAAAAACAAAAAGGACACACCTCTGAGTGTGAACATCAGCATAGATATGATTACCTATTATTGCCATCATTGTAATATCAAGGGAGGCATATCTAGAAAAGGAGAAAGAAGTATGGAAATAGTAAGCGACTCAACAACATCAGCCACACTACCAACAAGTGGTAATCTAAGCATCATGAGTTCCAAAGGAGGAAGCATATCTGTCGGTACAATAAAAGAAGAGAAGCTATCGGAGTGCGAGCAGAAGATTGGAGATTGGCTGGGCAATAGAAAGATTGATTTGGATACCGCCAAAAACATGGATTGTGTCTGGGAGGAGACAAAACATTTACTGGTAATAGGTTTTCCATACTGGGAAAACGGAAAAGTTTCTGCTTGTAAATGGCGTACAGCCAATGGCAAGAAAGACTTTTGGTGGACAAATTCTGCTAGCAGATTGTGGGGAAAGGAAGGAGACGAAAGCAAAAGGATTGAGGGATTGGTTATAACAGAAGGAGAGATGGATGCCTTATCAATCAAGCAAGCTTTCTTGGAGGCAGATATGGATGTCTCTGTTTTCTCTGTGCCAAATGGAAGTCCTAATAAGATTACTGATGGGAAGGTAGACCCAAGTGAAGATGGTAGGTTCAAGTATGTTTGGAACGACAAAGATTTGTTGGACAAGTATGACAAAATAATACTAGCTTCAGATACTGATACTGCTGGAGATTGTTTAGTTCATGAATTGAGCAGAAGGATTGGGAAAGCAAAGTGCTATCGTGTTGATTACAAAGGATACAAAGATGCTAATGAATTACTTATCAACACAGATGAGGCAACTCTGAGGAAGCAAGTCCTCAATGCAGAACCTATTGAATTACATGGATTGCATAGCATGAAGCATTACTCAGACGAGTTCGAGACTTTGTACAAAGATGGTAAGCCACAAGGTATATCGACTGGGATAAAGTCTTTAGATGATTTGTTCACACTTCAGACTGGTCAGCTTTATGTCGTGACTGGATGGGCTGGGCATGGGAAGTCTGCTTTCCTCGACCAAGTGATAGTCAATGCTGGCAAGCTGTATGGTTGGAAAACTTGTTATGCTAGCTTTGAAAAACCGCCCTCATTTCACAGCGTACAACTCGCACAGATAATAACTGGTAAGCCATTTTTCAAAGGACACAACGAAAGGATGACAGAGTCAGAGAGGAATGATGCTTCGGCATGGATAGAGGAACATATATTGTTTCAAGATTATTTGGATGGAGGATTGCCGACAATAGAAGCTGTCTTAGAAAAAGCACAAGCAAGTATTCTAAGGATGGGATGTAGGATGTTAGTGATAGACCCATTTAACTTTATACATTCAGATAAAAGCTATGCTCTAGAAACAGATATGGTTAGTGATATGTTGAGCAAGGTGCAACTGTTTGCCAAGCAGACTGATTGTTTGGTTTGGTTCGTAGCACATCCAAGCAAGCCATTCAACAAAGAGAAAGTAGGACACCCAACACCGCTTGATATTGCTAAGTCAATGGCATGGAGTACCAAACCTGATGTCTGTTTAGCAGTCCATAGAGGCAACGAGGCAGTAGAAATACATTGCACCAAAGCTAGATGGTATTGGAACGCTAAACTTGGCTGTGTTAAGCTTAAATACAATGCAGTAAATGGAAGGTATGGAGAGATTGAAGAACAAGAAGATGACTTCGACTGGGATTTCTGAGGAAGTTCTTATCGTAAATGATGTAGGAAATTCCTATCTACATCTGAGACACAAGGTAGAAGTTAGAAGCATTGATAATACCAAGGTTGGTAGAGCCATAGTCTTTGACCAGCATATCATCGACAAGCTTTATACCGAACAACTAATCAACGAGAAGCAACACAATGTTTGTGACAAATATCTTGGTTTGATTTCTAGGTCAGGAGTTTTCCCACAGAGTTCTGCTGGCGACCTTGACAAAATATTTACTAGTAATAGTTCTCCCAGCGTCAATACAAAACCACTTGTACTCAGCCAAGTTCAAAACAGATTAGTGGAAGATTGTGGGAGTAAGAAGGAGAAAGAGTTTTGGAAAGTCATGACTGAGAACCCTGATAGGATTACTCAGTCGCAACTTGATAGTGTGATTGATTGCTCAGATGCAATGCTAAACTTTTGGTATCTTAGTCAGACGAGTCCGATTTCCTTATTTCAGAAAGCTTTTCTAAACCTGACTGAGTAAGTTTGCCTTGACCTTCCCATTCTTCTAAGACTTCACGAGGAACATCGTCTCTGTGTTTATAATAATCCTCCTTGCTCATGCCTAGATACTTGTCATCTTCTTCATCTTGGATAGGTTGTGGTTCTGCAATCTGCGGTTCTGATTTCACAACGCTATCATAAGCTTCATTGATTAAATGAATTACTTGTCTGTTTAAAGAGCGAAGATTTTTCTGTGCCAACTCTCTTGCTTTCACATAGGTTTCTTCATCACACCTAATATATAAATTTTTCTCAGCCATATAGCCACCTCAATTAATTTGGTTATCGTTATCATGTAAGTACACTATGTCAGGCGAAGGTTCTACTTCTGCTATCGCTACGCTTTCCTTACCCAACTGATAGAACCTATTATTTTTTAACTGTTCTATAGCTATGTCCATTGCCCACTCATCATGTTTCAATAGAGGTTCGTCAAGTAATTTAATTGCATGAGCAATAGCATCTAACTCAGAGTCATGTACCCACACCTTATGCACCCATCTTCCAATACTTTTCTGAGAAGATTTCACAAAAGGTTCAGGCAAATCTAATTCGTAAGTGTGTCTTACAACTGCATACATAATGCTATTGTAGAGAAATGCTATCAGTAATTCAATTTTAATTTAGAGAGGAGGCACTAGCTAGAGAATTTGGAGAATTATCTTTTGTACTAGCACCTCCTCATTGGGAGAATTGGTATGAAAAAAATAAACCAATAACCCATTATATAAAAAAAGAGAGAGGCAGTCTATTACCTCTCTCAACTTTTAACTTTCTTAGGAGGTGTCGTTAAAACACTTCTTAATAACGACAATTTCTGTCGCTGTTCAAATAGTATAGCAATCGGCTTGCACCTCGTCAAATTATTAACAGCTTATCCACAGAGTTATCCACATACAATTTTCTGCCACCAGTTTCCACCCAAGTGTTTCTGCACTTTTAAAAAATATTTACCAGTCATGGTTTTCGGGAGAGGATTTTTGACCAAAAAAAAAGCGGAGACTATGCAGTAAATTAATACCACATAGCCTCCGCTAGTTTTTACTTCCTTGGTTTTGTTATCCTAAAAACTCCTTATCGTTCAAGAACTGAACAAAAGAACTAAGGTCAGGTCTAAGAATAATCTCTTCCTCGTTCCTCGCATTGATGTAAGCAAGCACATCGCTTTTCTTAACCATCCTACGAAATAGCTGTGCATCTTTGTGAGAGTATCTATTCTGAAACCACTCAGCTTTTTCCTTGCTTAGAGTCCAAGACATATTCTCGTGTTCTCCACCTCGAAAGACCATGAAGTAATTAGGCAAAGAGTCAAAGGTTTTCTTATCCTCTTTGTCCATCATCTTCCTCACTTCCTTGGTATCGAAGTCCACTAACAGAGCGAGCCATTCTTTGAAATGTTCGTACACATTTTCTGTATCAGTCCATAACCAACGAATGACTTCCCAGTATTTTTTCTTAGACAACTTGTTTCTTTTATCCAAGCACCAAGCAATGAACTCAGGTATTCGATAAGGTCTTTCTATCATCATGAGAAAAGCATCAACATCTTTTTCAAGATAAGCTTTTCTCAAAGCGACAAGCTTAGAAAAATATCTGAGATTAGTCTCATGAATATGCCACCTTGTAGATGGATACATGACAGAGATAATGCAAGGATGATGAAGCATGAAATTGCCTCGCTCTCCATACTCAACTTTGTGTATATCTTCTCCAAGATAATCAGCAAGCACTTCATCCCAACTGTCATCCTCCTCACAGAGTCTGTGTAAATGAGACTTCATGTCTTTGAATAATTCATCATCGTCAAGGTTATTGTCTATCCAATGTCCATACTCTTTGACATACCAATACATATCATGTTGGTAGCTTGTGTAATCAAAAGACTCCCTATTCCATTTCTTATCTAAGATACTCATAGCGAACCTCCTTGTTTTCTATCTTCCTTAATATCTCTGATTAAGAAACCAAGTGATGCCTGAGCAACTTGACACTCTTCAATGACTCCACCCTCGCAGATGTTAGAGAAAGTTATAAGTGACCTTCGCAAGTCTCTCACTTTATCTAGACTAATTCCATCTAGTCTGTCGATACTTTCTTGATAAGAAAGTAAGTCATCAGCTATCACAGAAATAGTATCAAGCAAATCACTTACCTCATTCTTCAAAGCAACTCGCTCATCCATGTACAACATTGTTTCTTTTACTTCTGCCATTACGCACCTCCAGTTTTTGTGACGCTTGAGGAAATATTACTCGTAATATTTTCTCCTCCCTGTTCCACAGGATTGTGCAAAACAAGAACACCACCATTCTCATACGAAAGATAATAAGGTTTATCTTCCACCCCTTGAGTTTTAAAAAGACTCAAAAACTTTTCATATATTTTTTTCATATGCACCTCGCATTTGAAAGTTAAAAGGAACTGATTTCGGTTCTTTTGAACCAACGCTTACACGCTCTCATATTGAGTCATCAGGGGAAAACACACATTCTCCCTATCAGTTTCCTGAATTTGACCTCCATAGAGGCTCTCTCGCTGGCGAAAAGAGAGGAGGCTAAGGTTTACTACCACCCTAAAAACCTCCTCTCAGAACGCTCATTGAGATTAACTCATGTAGATAACTTCTCCGAAGCCTTTCTTTTCAATCTCATTACCGCCATAGTTATCGCCATCTTGACCATAACTAAAGACATGACAGATTGGAGTATCAAGCAAGGCATCGTGGTCTTGACTGAAGTATCCCTCTCCATCCGAGAAGTGAACAATCAAATCAATCTCATCAATGTCTAGGAACTCTTCGACAGCGTTGAAAGGTGCATCGAAGTTAGTACCTCCATCTCCATTGAAATTGATTTCATCTTTGTCAGGCATCTCATCTCCTTGGTCAGTATCGTAGACATCGAAGTATTCTCCTTGCTCATTTCTGAGAGAGATACCAGCATATCTATTGACCATGAGTTTCTTGACTTGGAACTCCTCAAGGATAGCGAGAGCCTCAGTCACGAATGAGTCTCTGTCTCCATAAGTCGAGCCTGAAACATCAACCAGCATCACAACATTTTTGATAGCTGGTTCGGTGTCTCTACTAGGCATATGAATACCACGAGCCATGTGTCTGCGGTTAGGCATCTTCCAAGTGTTGTTTTGAGATTGAACCCTAGTGAACATATCTCTGAACATATCTTCCCAAGGAACAACTTGCTCAACCAACTCAGACTTACGACCTCCGAGGTAATCAACCCCAGCACCGCCTGAGACGAGCATACCCTGAACTTTTTCAGCCATCATTACCTGAGCATCAAGTTTAGTTATCTGCTCTTGCAACTCATTATCAGATAACTCAGAGCCATCTTCGTTAGTCATATCAAAGACACCGCCAGCCATCTGAGGTAAATCATTCAAATCAATTTGACCTGATTGATTAGTCTGAGGAGAACGCTCATCGGACAAACCATTACCAGTAATATTTTCGTCATCACCAGTTTCTGCATCATCGTCTGCATCTCCGCCTGAACCCTGACCTTCGGATTCCTCATCGGATTCCTCATCGCCATCGCCTGAGCCTGAGCCTTGAGTATCCTCTTCGGATTCATCTTGACCCTGACCCTGACTTTCGTTCTCGTCTGAGTCATCGCCCATCTGCTGTTGCATTTGTTCGATAGCCTCTTCGAGAGCCTCGTCATCGCCAAACAATATGTCGTAGATTTCATTAGCACTCATGACCGAGTAATCTTTATTGACATACTTGTTCGAGACCAAAGCACCTTCAGGCAACTTATTCAGATGTTCGCCAAGCTTATAAACAATGTAGCCATTGATTGCATAGTCAGTAGCAATGTTCCAAAGCTTCGGATGTCTGTCTCCTCTTCTAAGATGATGACCCCATACAACATGAAGAGCCTCATGAATTAGAACAGCTTTGATTTCATCCATTGGCAGACTGAGAGCAAAGTCAGGATTGTATTTGATTACCTTCCCATCTGTTGCCATCGTGTCAAAGGAACTGTCCTCTTCCAAAGGTAGACCCAAAAGAATTGAAGCAAGACCTGATTCGGAATTCATCAACTTGCTTTTGGCTTTGACCATGACCTCATTGGCAGAGAGGACACCATGCAATGCCCTCTTAGATTTATCGTAGCTACTCATCGTTGCCCTCCGATAATCCAGTACCTGAGAAAATCTTGCCAAGCGTATTTTGATTTAAGCTTGACTTAGCTTTCTCCATGTCAGCCGAGACCTTGGCTCTTTTAGATTTACCAATCTCGCCCTTGTCTCTCAATGAGTCAATGTCATTGACCGAAGCAAGCGAACCAACAATGATGTCGATAGCCTTGTCCAACTCAGCACTCTGATAGATGTTTCTGTTAAGGTCTCTGACCCTCTCAACTTTCTCTTTCAGATTCTTGAACACGCTGTCCTTGAAGAAAGATTTTCCTGACCCATCTTTCTTAAGAGCATCGATGATATTTTGGACAGACTCTTCGAGAGTTTTCTTTTCCTCTTCTAACAAAGACTTGAAGTTAGCTTCGTAGTTAGAGGCAATAGAATTCTCTATCGCTTTCCTCTGCTTCTCAGACAGATTAACTCTCGTGTCATTACTTGTATTGTAAGAAGTAAAAACATCAGGAGTAATTTGGAAATTGAACTTATGCTCAATGTCCTCCCACTCTTTGTAGTCGCTACTGTTAGCAAGCTTACCGAGTCTCTTCATGCCTTCGTCAATCATGTCCTCGTAATTGCTCTGAACACTTTCGACCAACTTCCAAAACTTCTTGTTGTAAGTTTCAAAACCAGCCATCAAGGAGTCATACTTTTCGTTAGAAACTATCCTCCACTCAGAACCCATCTTGCCACCATCACTCCAAGGATAAGTCATTGGATAGAGAACTTTATTTCTAAATTCATTTTGAATTTGTCTGAACTCTTTGTTGATGTCACGACCAAAGATTTTTTTATTAACACCTACCAAGTCATAGTCCGCATCTTTAAGAGCAGACAATTCGATGGTAGCACCATTGTCTTTTTTGATACCGCTAATAGCAGACGAATAAAATCTGACCTTAGTGAAAGTATCTTGAAAGACTGTATCGATTTTTTTCTTTTTCATATGCACCTCCGCAAAATAAAAGAAAGTTAAAAAACTGTTTCATGCTTTTGCAATCATCAGACCGAGTACCCACTCGATTACAGTTTCCAAAAGCGAGGTGGGAAAAATATTACTGGTAAATATTTCTCCCACACGCTCTCAAGTTAAATCAGCACATCCTTGTTTTCTGAATTGAACACAGAGAAAGTCTTTGTGTTTTTCAAATCAGGAACAGCACCGACAACCGCCCTACCGAAAAATATAGGGAACTCTTTCGATGGAAAAGTGTCCATCCATTTCAGAGCATTGTCGAAGTAAGATGGCTTCAACTTATCGTCTGCATCTTGGATAGCCGAGACCAAAGCAACAGCAGTCGCATATTGCAGACCCAACCCATCAGGAACATCGACCTCCTTGCCATCGACAATGTCAGCAAGGTTTGGAATATCCTGAGACAGAGTAATGAAATTCATAAACTCTAACCCAGCTTCGATACCGACATTACCTTGAGCATGAAAAGGAAGTAAATCCTTGTCGCTCTCAGGTGTGACTTTCAGGATGTCAGACAACCTTGTCCACGCTCTTGGAGATGGTTGAGGATTGCTGTCCTTGGCATCGAACTTCCATAACAACTTAGGCATGAAATTTATGAACCCTAAGATTGATGGATGAACACCATTCTCAGAACCCCACACGAGCCAGTCATTAACATCGTGCTTGACATTAATCAGAGACAACCTATTGGTCATATGTGCTAGCAACTTGTTAGCACCTGACCTATCACTCGCTCTGTTTCCAGCCATGACAATATTCCAACCTTCAGGCAAGTGATACTCGCCCAGCTTTTTCTCATGAACTAATTGTCCGAGAAGCTTCTGCATATCTGCTGTCGCTTGTGCGAACTCATCGATAAAAAGTAGACCCTCATTTGCGACTGGAAGATTTCCGAGGAACGCCCTCTTCTGTTCTCCATTGTCTATAAAAGGTAGACCACCCAACTCAATGGTCTCGTACAGACTCGCTCTAAAATCAATGAATCCGAATTCATCTTTCTTAGGTCTAATTGTCTCAACCACTTTTCTATCTCCAGCTAGCACCTGAGCGAACTCATTTACTATTGCAGATTTACCAACACCGACACCACCTAAAAGCATGGGAACTTTTCCAGCATCGATATTATTTTTCATTAACCTCATTGATTTTGATGGAGAGGTTTCCATCATTTTGTTTTCTTCACTCATTTGCACCTCCGCAGTTTGTGAAAGTTAAAAGAACTGTTTCGGAACTTTTGTTCCATCATCAGAGCAAGCACACACTTGCTGACAGTTTTTTGAAAGAGAGGATTGATTGCTCAACCCTCTCCTCAAAATTATCCTTGGTAGA